TGGTTCCGGTTTAGGTTCCGGTTTAGGTTCCGGTTTAGGTTCCGGTTTAGGTTCCGGTTTAGGTTCCGGTTTAGGTTCCGGTTCCGGAGTTGGAATGTTTTCACTAGATGCGCGACCTTTACCACCGGCAAGGGCGATGTGGGCACGATAGTTGTTTGCAAGAGGGTTTCCTGCACCGTCTGTTACCCAAACAGCGTTGACAGGGTCATTTGATTCTTTGACTGGTGTTGTCAATTTTGTACGATAGTTTACATACAAAATACGATCAAATTTCTTCATTTTGAGGTCAAATCCGCCATTTTGAAGGTGGAAGCTATCCAAGTATTCCTTAGCGCTTGTGTAGTTTGACCATGTTTTGACATCATCCACAAAGAATGGTTCCAAGCTACCTTCAACGAATTCTTGGTCTGCTGACCAGCGGTCTTTGATGATCAAGTTTTCCAATGTTTGTTTAGCCAAGTTCAAACGGAAAGTCCAACGCATGATTTGCGGATCTTCCGGCGCTTGTGATCCCCACTTAGAAAATTTCTCAGTTGTTGGGTCAAGCTCAGGTTCTGGGTCAACCAATACCTTTTTGACAGTTCCATCAAAGTTAGGTGTAGCTTCTTTACCAGAAGTCACAGCCTCAGTCCATTTCGCATCAAAGATCATGCTCATTTGTTTGTTGAGCGGATTTTTGGTGAACACGTCATTAAAGGTGGTTGTAACCGTACCTTTTTCCATGTCTGTTTGTGCGTGACCAACCACTTGGTTGTCATGGTTCATAACATCAAAGTCGAAGTTGGTGCGGAAAGACACCTCTTCTGGCATATGGAAGACAACCTTGTCCCCCTGATTAATAGCCATCGAGTCAGGGAACTTAATGTCCTTGTACTCGACTTTAAAGTTTACGTATTTCCCCGTTCCGTTTCCGTCAGCACTCTTCGTAAAGTGCATATCCACATCAGGGTTCTTCACGGTAATGGTGTCACCCTCTTTAGTGATTTCAGTTGCACCTGTGCTGATAGTTGGTGTTTCATTTGAGCCTTGTTCAGCTGGAGTTGCTTCGGTTGTAGCTGGAGTTTCAGTTGTAGCTGGAGTTTCAGCTGTTGTAGCTTCGGTTGTAGCCGGAGTTTCAGTAGTTGCTACTGTTTCGGTTGCTGGTGTTGCTGTTGTTGCTTCATCGGCATAAGCACGAGGTGCCATCACCATCATGAGCGCAGCTGTCAAAATAACACCACAAAGACCATAGGCCTTAGACTTTGTATATCCGAGTTTAATGTTTTTATTCATTATGAAATTTTTCCTTTCATTTTTGAGTTCTTAAGTAATTAAAAATGTACGTGCGACAAGGTTGTCACACGAAAAGTTTTGAAACCAATTTGTTCACCCGCTTTCAGTTGACTTTCAAGAAAGTCTTGGGGTTTGGGGCAAAGCCCCATTTTTAAACCTTTGCGTAGGCAAAGGTTCATTCGTCCGCTTTGGTGATACTCAGGGATAAATAACCATAGAAAATAGTTGTCGCTACGGATAGGATCCAAAGGATCGCAACTGGACGAATTTCTTCAACAGTTCCTAGGGAATAGCCAATCATCATAACAAGCGTCAGAATGCCCGTCAAAATGGCCGCCCATTTGGTAATGGCATAAATCAGTTTTTTTCGTTTTTCTTGGTCCATGACGTCCTTTCTATTTGTTGTTGTGGTAATCAATGACGGAGGTCATGCCATGTGCTTTCGGTTTTTCGCCATTATGAATGCGCGTGATAGCATCCACAACTGCATGACTCTTTTCGTCCATTTTACGCCAAACAGCATATGGTACCAAGTCAAGGGCTGATAAGTCTTTCGGCGTCATATCAAGCATATTGTACCACAAAAAATCAGCCAAGCTTTGGGCATAATCATGAATGAACTGCCAACGTTCGAAACGTGCATTTTTCAAGGCTTCTGCTTCTTCATTGATCGATTGTTCCAATTGATGAACTTCGTCGTTCAATTCCTTGTACAAGGCATTTTTGTCTGTGATTAAGCGTTTTAACTTCTCGTACATCTCATTCCTTTCTTTATTTTTGTTCTAACAATGTTTGTTGTCCCACAAGGACAGAAACGATAGCTCGTTCCATGTGTTGTGGAATCGTTTTTGGTTGTGGTTGTTGGGCTGTAACCGTTAGGCTAGCCAAAACAGCAACCATGCTGTGGATGATAAACATATTCTTTTCCTTTCTGTTTCTAATTAAAAACGGTCCGATATGGACCGTTTAGTCGTTGCCGAATACTGATTTCATTTCGGCTTTGGCATGTTCGCAAAATTCTGCAAGGGCTTTGTTCACTTCTTCGTCATCATAGACTTCTGCCTCAGGCAGGATGATGACACGTTGGCCTTTTTCACCATTTGTGTGAAGGACATACGACACTTCCCCATTTTGGTAGATGTTGACCCACAAAGTGTAGCTATAATGTTTAAGATGCATTTCGGCGCCACCTGCAGAATAGGTTTTGCATGAGAACGTAAACTGTTTGGAATTTCCATATTTTCCAGTGTACAGAGTCGCCATCAGTTTGACAATAGTTGACTTTGCGATTTTTTTCGCTTCGACACGCTTCATTTCACGTACCGCCTTTCTTTATGATACCTGTATTTTATCATATGGCGCGAGGGTGTCAAGCGTGTGTCGGTAAGGTATAAATATTCTAGACTTTACAAGCAATTTGGTTGCGAAAAGCCTTGATGCTCTAGGTGTTAGCACGTTTTTGTAACGAAAAAAAAATATTTTTTTACAATCGCGACAAGCTGCGTCCAACTTCTTGACATTCACGGTAGGTCATTTCATCCTTCACGAGCATAGCACTTTCAGTAACCGTGTATCGTGAAACTCCGAGTTCGTCATCCCGCTTCATGCGAAGGAAATAACCCCTCGTGATGATCATGTATTCGTCACCTTTACGAATGAGCATTTTCCCGTCGAGGTCCGTCATTCCTTCTTTGACCTTGTCAAGTCCAGGATAGACCATGTAGCCACCTGTTTGTTCTGCATAATCAGGAATACAAATCATTAGTTGTTGGGCAATAGACAGGCCTTGTTTGGTTTTCGCATCTTGCTCCACAAAGGCTTCTAATAACACTTTGCTATCCAGCACAAAATGGCGGAGATAGAATTCTGTTTCACCTTTTCGTGAGGTATGTAGAGTCATGGTCAGGCGATCGTTTTCGAGTTTACCTGTGTAGACATCATCCTCATAGCGGATGGTCACGTCCCCAGTTTTTGGGCGATAGCTTCCGGTAAAGTTTCCGACGGCTGGTGTTTCAATGATGGGATCATAGGCTTCCAGAAAGTCAGGAAATGATGGTTTTGCAACTAAAAAGGTTGCGGTTTCTGTCCGTTTTAAGAATTTCATTTTTTCCCCTTCCTGTCATAGCGCTTCAACCAATCCTTGCTGTGGTCACTTGCTAAGCCGATAACGTACATGATAAGGGCAACAACAATCCCAAACAAGCCCAAGATGGCCCAAATTTTAGGTAAATGATACTTATCGACTGCCCATAGCAAATAACAGCTTCCAAATCCAATGATGAGGTTAATCCATTCTCTGAGCGTTGGCATATGTTTTTCCCCTTTCTTAATAGGTTAAGACGTAACTGTCTGATAATCCAATGGTTGAGTATCCAAAGATAGTGAGTTCCATTGGTGTAATACCAGTCATGGTTGATTTGATTTCTGAGTTACGTGCTAGGTATCCAACACGGTGAGCTTCACCTGATTTCGTACGCACAACCACTGCAACAGCTGTTGGGTCATATTCATTTGTTGGTTCTGGTACTAACAGGGCTTGCGTGTGGAATTCAATCACTCCAAATTCACTTTCTTCTGGTGCAACGGTTTCCCCTACTAATTCTACAATTGGTTTTTGTTCGACGAATGTAACGCCGACGACTCGTTCTTTTGTCATATAATTTCCTTTCTTAACTTTCCGTTTTAATTGTATAGCCATTCAGCCACGCGCGTGCAAAATCGTCGATATGGTTACGAATCCAATCCCTCACGTCTGTTGGTGCAAATTCCTCTTTGAAAATGTAGTACATCACGCGGTACACGTCATCCTTGGCTGTTAGTTCTTCGTAATAGCCAAAGCTGTTTTGCTTTTTGATACCCGTTGTTTTTACTGTGACAATCCAGGCAGCAATAAACTGCGGAATCATGGTTTTTTCTTGTGCCATTTCGATGCCTTTCTATGCGATGCGGATTCGGTAATAGGTACGTCCACATTCTTGCTTTTGATAATGGTGCACAATTTGTGCCTCTGCTAATTCTGTTTCGACATTTGTGTCATGTCCTTCAAGTACCACGTGAGGGTTGCTCGGGTGAACAATGGTAATCACATCGTCGTTCTTAAAGGTTGTTTGCTCTAAAAATTGTTTAATGGTCATTTTTCCCTCCTAAAAGGGACCGTTCGGCCCCGTTCTTACGCGTGTAGTGGTTGTGCACCGTGGTTGTAAGCGTAGTGAGCGACACCACGGAAGACATTTTCATTTTCAATGTCGCTGACACGGTAAGGTGCTGCAGTTTTGAAGGTTTTCACGCCCCAAATAAGCGCATTGACATACAAGTTTCCAGCTTTTGCGGCTTGATTGGCACGGCGTGTAGCCCAGCCTTTGTTCATTCCATTTTCAACAAATAATTGACGAAGTGTTTGTGTGTTTTTCATGTGAAGTTTCCTCTTTTCCAAATTTTATAGGGTTAGACGGCATCAACTCCCGGTTTTGAACAGCTGGAGTTAACACATTTTTTATTTTCAAAAAGAAATTGGGGTTTGGGGCAAAGCCCCATTTTAGTCGCTGTCGCGTAGGCGACGGCGATGTTTGTCATGCCTGCGGTAAGCCTTCCCGTTTTTAGTGACACCGCTTCCAATAGCTTTTGCTCGTAGGTATCCTTGCAATTCCTCAGGTGTCATTTTTCGTGAGTTCGGTTTGACTTTGATTGTGATTTTTTCCACGGCGCCACTTCCTTTCGTATTTTAGTTTTCAATTCACGTACCTGCACCTTTATTGTGAAAGGTACCAGTTGATTTTGTTTTCACAAAGAAATAGGGGTTTGGGGGCGTGGCCCCATTTAGTGGTCTTTTGCGTATGCAAAAGACCAAAAAAAAAAGACCAACAGCTGGTCTTTTTGTGGTTATTGTACTGGGATGTGATCCAACATACGGTAATGTTCAATGGTGTAGCTAGGCTCACCCTCATTTGCAACTTTGCGGATTTCGGTTTTGAGAAACCAGTCCCAAACAACATAAGGTGCTTCTACGTCCCCTTCCACGTCTTCATGGATGACTGTGCGAATAATTTCGTCAGCAAGGGGCATGAAGTTTTCATAGGTTGCTTTTCCACCGATAACGTAGACATCTTCAGTTTTTGCAAGCTCTACCACTTCAGCTTCATCCACAACCTGTAGGTTTTGAAGGTCACCTACGGCCATGTCCAACACACCCATGTCTTCAAAATTCATGAAGCCACGTGCATCGTACAAGAGGGTCAAGCGGTTTGGCAACAAACGCCCTTCAAATCCTTTGAAGGTATTATAACCTACCACAACGGCATGTCCTTGTGTGGTGGTTTTGAAATGCTTCATTTCGCTGGTAATGCGCCATGGGAGTCCGTCCCCTTTTCCAATAAATCCATTTTGACTTTCTGCCCAAATTAATTTTAAGCTCATGCTTTTTTTCCTTTCTAGTAGTCAACGACCCATGTAATCCACACCTTGTCCTCTACCGGTACGACAGAAGTCGCCCGCAGGTGAACAGTATTTAAGGCCTTAATAACAAGTTGAATGATATGAGGGTTGGTTGATGGGAAGGTGAAAACCCCGTTTACACCCTTCACCATGGCATCCACAGCTTCATCCAGTTCCAATTCCAATTCTTCACGCACATGTTCGGATACTTGTGGCAAGATTTTGAGTAAGAACTGGTATAACTTTTCGGAGGAGTTTTTATTCATCGTTATCACCCCGCATTTCATCGATACGTTCGGCGATACGATGACTAATCTGTATACGTTCACTGTCTGTCAACTGGCTTGGTTTTTCGTTCACCGTAGTCAGCAGATAGAATCCTTTGATGTAGTTTGTTAGTTCTTGAGCTATTTGGTACGCTACAGCTCCATCGGTATAATATAGTGGTGCGTCCTTGTGGATGTACCAGGCCGCTAATTTTCCGTTTGGTAGTGCGGTCACGACAATGAATTCGCCCATGCTCTCGTTTAGCATGATCAAGGCGTCAGTCATCTTTTGGTTTTCCTGGGCTGCTTCTTGTAACTCATCAGCACAGATGGTAATCATTTCGCGCAATTCATGCAAATCGTCCATATCAGAAGTCCCCTGTTCGGATAGCAACAGCCATGGCGGTTTTGTCCCCTAGCTCTTCAGCTGTTTCCTCATCGAGTTCGATTTCGCATTCGACCTCTGCTCCAATGGCGTAAAAATTGTCGATATAGTTCAACAAATCTTCCGCTAGTGCGCGTGGGGAATCTGTTTCCTTGACAATAAGTGGCACCCCATGAAATACATAACTTCCGAGTAATTCACCTTTAGGTGTGGCTGCGATGGTGATCAATTCACCCTCTTCTTCATCAAGAAGGATTGTTCCGACGACTGAGTCATTTTGCTCTTTCGCGGCTTGAATTGTTTCGTTTACGTTTGCAATGACGGTGTTTACACCGTCTAACATTGTTGGTTCCATATTTCTTTTCCTTTCTTTTAAAGCCCACCATATACCATTAGTGTCAGCAGAATGATGAGCCCTTCATGTTCAAGTTCGTCATTTCAATCCACGCACCCGTACGGGGATGCGACGGGGCATTATTGCCCGGTTCGTGGCCGTATTGGTTCTCACGTAGTCCCAATCTTCCACTTGTTATCGTCTTCGATAACAGGACCTCTATTCTCGATGTGAAAGGTCCGAGGTTTACATTTCTCTAAAGGTTAGAGTCCGCCAAAGGTTTCAGCACCAGCCATGGAGGCTGTTCCTGCTAGGTCCGCTGCGACTTCTTCGGACAATTCGACCGAATCCTCCACACCACCGTGTAGGGCGTAAAATTGTGTAATAAAGGTGAGCAAGCTTTCTGCCATATCACGTGGCGAGTCAGTTGCCTTGCGCACCAAAGGCACACCCCTGAAAATGTAAAATCCCATCATTTGACCCTGAGGGTTAGCGGAAATGATAATCCCTTCACGCTCAATTTCATCCATTTCAAGGACACCTGCGGCGGTTTCATTAGCATTTCGTGCTTCATGGATAATTTCGTTACAAGCAGAAATCAAGTCATTGAGTTGTTCGGTAGTATATTGTTCTGTATTCATTTTTCAATCCACGCACCCATACGGAGGTGCGACAGGGTCCCATTGCCCCGCTCGTGGCCGTATTGGTTCTCACATAGTTCCAATGTTCCACTTGATGTTATCGAATATCGATAACGGACCTATATTCTTGATGTGAAAGGTCGGTTCTTTGTTTTTGTTGATATCAGTATTATATCACAAATTAACTGTCTATACAAACGAATTTGGCAAAACAAACAAAATTTTGTCATTCGTGCTTTCCGAACGTTTAGTCCGAATATGAGTGATTTTTCCATTTGGATTGGGTGAACGTTCGGGATGTCCCGAACAATAGCCCAAAATAGGTGAAAAATACGATTTATTTCGTAAAATTCGGCCGTTTTTGGGATGTTTGGACGAATTTGGAGAAATTTGGATTCCAATTTGGATTAAATGGCAGCGCTTACAAGTGCTGGTATGACTGACTTTCTCTTTATCTTCTTACTTTTTTAAAAAAAAGTAAGAAAAATTTTGATGAGTGGTCAGAAAAAATTTTTTTTGTGAAATCGATGCTTTGATGTTCAAACAATCAAAAATCCCATAACACCGGGATTTGAGAACGCTTACAAAAAATCCAAATTTCAATCCAAAATCGTCCAATTCACAAACTTGGCCAGTATAATAAATGTGCCAACGTTCGGATTTTACCGTTCCGCATAAGTGGTCACAATCTCAATCAAAAGGTTTTGGAATTGCTCGTATTTCTCGACCGAGTCCATGAAGTTCGTTTCTCCTTCAAGAAATACGGCAAGAGCTTGGCGGTTAAAAGCGGCATTTGGCGTTGCCATCTGTTTGCGCCAATGTTTTTGGCTACCTTCTTTCAGCTGTACCAACACATCATGGATGGGACCGGCTTCCAGATAAGACGGATTCGTGATGACCCAATCTGGAATGACCTCAATCACTTGATCAACCAATTGGCGGACCCGCGCTCTCAAAATGGGTACGATACTACCTGATTTTTCATAGTCCATCATCATGCTTTCCAATTCTTCGTTTGTTTTCCCATTTAATTCCTTTGCATATAAAGCGGAGGACTCATACATAGGGTTATAGGTGAAACCTACATAATTCTCAAAAGCTGGTTGCAAATCGGGATATTGTTCTAGGTTATCGAGTAGTGCACACGCTACCTTTTCATGTTTTCGTTGTTGCAATACAAACCTCTTGAGATTTTCGCGATGAAATAACTTTTTAGGATGACCGTCCGGGTTTTCCAATGCGTATGAAATTGTCCATGGTCTCATCTTATCCTGTGGGCGTTTGGGGAGTGGTAGGCTTTTTTCTGCTAATTCGCGTGCCAACTCTTCCGCAAATACACGAAAATGTTGATTGTTTCGTGATTTCGTTTCAACACTATCCCACAATCCTTCGGCTTTGGCCTGCTGACTCATTCGGTTATATAACCGTTGTGTGTCATAGATTGCGATTTTCCCTTCACAAGCAAAAATACGGGCCCACTCAAGTAAACTTTTCTTTTTCATTCAGGTTCCTTCCTACTCTAAATCATAAACGCTGTAACCAGCATAGTCTTCCAACACGTCAATTCGATAGTTAAGACCATCCATGGCTTTTGAATAGTCATTACGGGTTTCCACAACAAAACCAGGGTCGTACCACATATACGTGTAGTCCCACGGATATTTCCGGTTGTGTTCGCGTACGGCTTTTTTCACTTCGGGTAGTTCCTTTAGGTACATACCAATAGGCATGTTGTTTTTTAATTTGTGGGTCCATCGTGCAACTAAGAAAATTGCTGCCCGTTGGTTGCTGGTATATTCCATGCTGATTTCCTTTCTAGGCTATTACGAAGCATCAATGAGTCCACGTGCTAATGTATCGTAGTCGGATGCTTGCCTTAACAACTGGGTGAACACTTCATCACCGAGGCTTTCCCTCATAGGGATGATGAAACTCAACTCAGACACACTATATGGATGCATCCAGAGCAGACTTCCCGACTCGAATAATTGAGCTATGCTCATCGTTTCTTCAAGTACGGTTGGTACGGCTTTGGTGGCTTCGAGTTTGAGCTCTGTGACGCGTAGCGTAGATTCATAGTTACAATGTTCTTTATAAGTTTCAAGTTCTTGAACCGTTGGATAATTCGACAGATAAATATCATACAATTCGTTCTGTGTGGGGTGTTGCTCTAACCGGTCGATGACATCAATTTCCATATCTATTTCCTTTCACAAAAAGAAAAAGCGTGGATTTCCACGCTTAGTCAATGTTCACGTCTTCGATGGTCTTATCATCACGGAAGCCTAATACAACAGGGAAGCGAAGTGAGCGTCCACCGTTTTTGTTGGTGGTTTCCTCAAAGAACTTAATTTCAATGATTTTACCAAGGTATTCCTCTTGGTTGTTCCAAATGTGTTCGCGTTGTTCTTCGGTCAAACCAGATGATACGTTAAAGGTATTGTCTTCATCCAATTGAACGATAAGGGACTTGAGGCCACCACGGTTTTTACCGTCAATAGCTTCCTCAAAGCCAACAACCAATAGATCTGCGGTATGCATTTTTTTCACTTTTAGTAAACCTTTGGTACGTTTGGTTTCATATTTGGCATTTGGATCATTCAGCATAACCCCTTCGAAACCTTGAGCGGTTGCATAATCACTCCAAGCTGGAATGCCAGCTTTATCAGCTGTTCCAAGAACCGGAATAGCACGAACCAATTCCCCTGCTGTAAAGGTTTCAAGGTAGTTTTTACGGCGTTCAATATATGGAAGTTTTGACTTTCCAGCGGCAAATTCCGCATAAGGAAGGGCGTCAAAAATGTTGTAACCAAGGCCGTCACATTCACCATCAGCTGAAATCATTTGGCCAGTTTTTTGGAAGCGCTCACCACTTGTCCATTTGTTTTCAGGATCTTCAAGGAGCAATTCGCCATCAAAAATGAAGTGACCGAGATTTGCGTCTACAACACGTTCAATATCCGCTTTCAACTGGCTAAGTCCGTCAATGACTTTCCCTTTACGAGTTTTAACAGAAAGCACTTTTCCGTCTTTGACTTCAACAACTGCACGGAAACCGTCCAATTTTTGAGTGACGACAAAAACAGCGTCATCTTTGTACCCTTGGATTTTTTTGTCATAAGGGAAAGCCAATTGCACATCGAATACAGGAATGAAATCAACACCATATACTTTGTTGAGGAGGCTCGCTCCAACTGTTGTGGTCCATGATTTTCCAATGACTTGAGCAAGAACATCTTTCGTGTGTTCATCGTATTGGTTGATGAAATATTGCACCATACCAATTTCATTTTCAGTTCCTGTATTGTGTTCCAACAAATAGTCCAACAATTCTGGAAGAGTCAAGTCGTGAGCGACCTGCTCAACGGCTTTTTGAATTTTTTTAGTGGACAAACCAATGACTTGGTTTGGGTCACCCAAAAAGTTCAAAACACGTTTTGTGACAGGGTCTGTCACTTCTTCCAAAATGCTTGTTTTGTCAGAAATTTTGCTAGCTTCTTTTAGGTTTTCTAGGGTTGTTACTACTTTTTTCATATATATTTGTACCTCGTCGTTATTTCAATATGTTTTCAAAAGGAATTAGGGGTTTGGGGTGTAGCCCCATTTAGTAGCCTTTGCGTAGGCAAAGGCGCTGGTTCTCTTCTATTATATCATACTTTGTGGGTTGGTTGTCTTGTTAAATTGCAAAAAAAAAAAGAAATCCCCGAAGGGATTTCTTTAGCGTACGCCACTCACATGGAAAATTGGGTTGGCGTTGTCGATACGGATAGCGGCGTAACCTTCTTCACCGCGATATTGATGAAGTTCACTGTTTAATCCAATGAGGCCACGGTTGCTGGTCTCAACGTAAAGCGATTCAGGTAGTGCGCGACCATCGATTAGGTGAATTGTACCACGCACCTGAAGACCATTCAATACCTTAAAGCTGACCATTTCAGTGGCGTCAAACATAACCGCTTCTTCGAGTTGTTCTTGTTCCTCGTGAGTATACGTTTCGAGGTTCATGCCATGGTCCAAACCATCACGCAAAACGTTCATGGCAGTGATAGCGTTCAAGCTTTCGATGTCAGTGACTGAGATGCGTTGGCTAGTGCGTGCGAAGTAATCAATAGCTACAACAAGATATTTAACAGTGCGTTGGTTGATAATCATAGGATTTGTTCCTTTCGGTTTTGTGCGAAGGTTATTCGAAAATAACCAAGTAGGAGAGGCGAATTTGTTCGGTGTTCCAAACAATCATTTCATTGTTGATGACACCTTGTGTTCCACCTTTGATGTAAATAGAATCGTAACCGCCTTTACGAGCATTGGATGGGATTTGGTGTCGGGCGACGTCATTTGCGGGCCGGTATTCGTTACCCATGGCGGTGTCAGCAAGGAACATGTAGGTTGCATTTCCTTTAGACGAATGTCCCCAGAACCCACAAGCGTAGTTCAAGGCTTTTGTGCTCTGGTCGGACAGGTAGACACCGTCTCCAAACATGCGACCGGTAATACCATAGCGACTATCGTTTGATTTTGGACAGAATAGCCCTGTTCGCAAAATGTTCAGAACGTTTTGTGCGGTTGTACCGTGCCATAATTGTTTGACATTACCGACCTTGTTCTGTACGGTTGTGTAATGAGCTTCTTCCTCATCGTTGTATTCGATGGCAAGAGCGGCCTTCACTTGTTTTTGTGATGCCTGGCGGTGACGGTCTTGTTTGGTTTCATCGAACATGCGTTTGATGTTGTTCAACTCATCGGTTGTTGCTGCACGAAGTTTTAACTTAAAGAGACCTTTGAAGGCATCATCATCAATAGCGACGTCTTTTTCGTTTTCCAAGCTCTTTTCGTAATCCGCCACGTGTTGTTTTAGGACATCGAACAGTTCTTTTTCATGCTCCCAATCGGTCACAACTGTTGCTAATGGTTGTCCAATACGAACATAGTGAGGGATGTAGGTGAAATATTCCTTGATGAGTTTGTGTTCACCTTGCATAATACGTTCCAACAAACCTTCAGCTTTTGCAATGGTCTTACTGGTCAATACACCAATATCTGTTTTCACGGCACCTGACGCTGTCATTTCGAGCTTGTATTTACCATCGAATAAGTCATGGGTATTTGCTTCGACCAATTTTTTAACAAAAGCTTCCACCTCTGGGTCTTGGGCGATCGCTTTAGCCACTCGTTCATCTTTGTTAGCTGTTTGGCCCACGTCCTTACCCTCATGCGTGTCAACTTCGATGTAGCCTTTTTTGATTTTGGAATTGATTAATTTGTCATAGGACGCTCGTGTTCCCGCTTTTTGACCTTTGGTACAGGTAGCACCGATTCGTCCGTATTCATAGTAAATGGTTGACCCGTCATAGCTGGCCTTGTAGTATTTGTTGTGGTCACTCCCACTGCCGCCGGAGTTTCGGTCAGCACTATCCACACAAACTAAGGTTTTTGTGATTGTTGCCATGGACTCATTCCCTTCTGTTATGTTTTCAGGAAGAAATAGGGGTTTGGGGCAGAGCCCCATTAAAAGAGCCTTTGCGTAGGCAAAGGCGATTAGGATTTACGAGCTTTTTGAAGCTGTTGACGTAGGCGCTCACGCATTTCATCAGAAATAATACGTTTCTTTTTGAGCTTACGACTGAAGCTGTAAGGCCCGTCTAGTACTTTAGCTCGTAGGCTAATGACGCGGTCACCTTCGACTTCGTGGTCTAATAGTTCCATACCTCCGTCTGTGATGATACGTAAATAGTGGTTGATATCGTGGACGTAGTTGGTTTCGATAATGGTTTCCTTAGTTTTAGGGTCATACCAAATGTGTGTTTCCTGTTCGTCTGTAGTGTATGCCATTTCCTCACCATGCTCCGAAAAACCTAGTCAATTGATGACAAATAAGTAGATTTTATCATCGGTTCTTCTCACGTTCGTTAACAGCTACATTCCCGTATCCACATGAAGTGGTAACGACAGAGGTAACCTCCTAACGCATCAAGAGGAACAATCCTCAGAGGCCGAGCCAGCCTCATTCCTTTCATTTTATTTGGCAAGTGCTAATAAGTTGAGCACTGCATTGTGATCCCGGTCATCTTCATGACCACAGTGGTAACAAACATATTCGTTGTGCTTGGTTCCATGTTTTTGATTCCCACTAAGAGTGATTTTATCGTCACCGGTTTTGACATGCCCACAGTTCGAACAGCGTTGAGTGGACGGATAGAAACGATCTGCGAGAATGAGTGTTTTTCCAAACTTTTCAGCCTTGTATTCCATAAATTGACGGAAGCGACCGAAAAGGGAACGATGAAGGTTTTTAGCCTTCTTTTTCATTTGCATGCCTTTTACATCCAAGTCCTCAATCACGACAGTATCGAACTCACGATACAAGTCAGTGGTAAACTTGTGAAGTAAGTCATTTTGAATATTGCGAATTCGTTCGTAGGTTGCTTGCAACTTGGCTCTCGTTGCCTGATACCCTTTCGAATGTCGGTAGTTCTTATTGACTTTGCGTTTTCGGGCGAGTTGCCGTTGATAGGTACGAACTCTGGCGTACAGAGGGTCTAAGAGTTCAGGTTTTAAGCTGATTTGACCTTCCGTCGTATCGAAGTGCTCAACATTAGCGTCAACTGCAGTCTTTTTACCCGTCTTAGGGAGAACGGTGGTTTCAACATCCATAGTGATGGTTGCGATGTATTTCCCTTTAGTACGTGTGATCGCACAAAGCTTCAAGTGTCCGTCAGGGATGGAAGCACCTTTAAAACGGATGCCCATCCACTCACCTTTGTACGCGTGTGGTTGATCGAGCACCAAACGGCCATCGATAATCCGAGCGCGGTCCGTTTTGAAACCTTGTTTAGGGTTCTTACGGCTTTTAAAACCTGGTTTGCCTGCAGTTTTTGGGTTGTTGAAAAAGCAGTTCCAAGCGGTTGCCAAGTCTTTTATGGTTTGTTGTAACACTCGTGAAGAAAACTTATATTGCCAATCAGCTTTTTGAGCTACCAATTCGTTTTGCACCATTATTTGTGAGGGTGCAGGAAATAGAATTCTTAAGGTTTGTTCATCCTTAGAAAACTGGATGGTTTTATCGGTTAGGGATGCTTTGATTTTGGCTCGCAGTTCATCTGATAGGCTAATCAAGCGTTGTTCGTACAAAGTGTTCCAAAGCTCAAGACCTTGGTTCCAACAGTAACGTCTGTAGTCACATAAGGAATCAAGAACCGTTTGCATGGTCTTGTTTGGATATAGCCGAACTTGAATGTTTAACCTCACGGTTCACTACCCCCTTATCTTCTTTATATACCTATGTTACCATAAATGGACGAGTAAGTCAAGGAAACCCAGTGCTAAGATGGTGCTCCATTTTACCGCAAAACAAATTTTATTTCTACCACTCTATATTTCACTTGCTTTCGTGATAGAACAGTGATATAATAATAGTAGGAAGTTTTGGTGTGATGAACCTCCGTCGCACATCAAACTCTGGACCTTTCACGTTGAGAATGAGGTCCGTTATCGAGACCCGATAACACGGAGTGGGCAATTGGGACTACGTGAGAACCAATTAGACCACAGTAGTGCAGGAATGTGCTACCGTACTCATATACGTATGGGTGCGTGGATTGAAATAAGCTAATTCGACCGTTGGTGACACCGAGTTGTGCATCGTACCCTCATGGGTACGTGGATTGAAATGTTGAATTCGATGAGGATAGTGGATATAATATCTGTCGCACCTCACATTGGTGCGTGGATTGAAATACCATATCGGCTGTAATGGCGCCATTTTCGATTGACTGCACCTATTTGGTGCGTGGATTGAAATCCTAGTATTGATTTCCCGGTGGATGGTAATAGCCCATTAATCGTCGCACCCATAACGAGGGTGCGTGGATTGAAATGCAAGGCATATACCAATACTCACCTCTCGGCGTCGCACCCCGTAACAGGGGTGCGTGGATCGCAAAGTGACCAATGATGACCAGACGGAGGTGGCCTATCATGTCAACACCTTAAATGCCCAAAACATGGGCATTTTTGGTAGGATACTAAAGAAAGGACTTAAATTGTGTGAAATTGAAATACTTAATACTCTTGGCTTGTATCGTCCCACTCGTTTTCTCACAAGCCTCAGGGGATGATAGTTCGTTATCCCAACGAATTGAAAGCACCAAACAACAAATTGAGCATGCACAAGAGGAGAAGTCTCAGGCTGAGCAAAAACTCAAACTCTTATCGGTCAACTCCATCAATCATGAAAGTGCCAGACAGGAGTCGGAGCGTTTGGTGGCTAAGTTACAGGACAAACATAGCCGAACTCCACAAGAAAATTCGAAGTTGATTGCTGCACGTATCGAACTCGTCCAACGACAAGGCTTGGTGGAACGTACCCAGCAAGCGGTTGATAAATTGCAAGGTGAGGTTCACGAAGCCGATGAAGAATTGGCAGGTTTAGATGTAACCCTTCAAGCTTTGGTTGCTGAAAGTCAGAAACCGAAAGAAGTTGAAAAACCAAAAGAAACCAAAGCGGTTGACAGTAGTGCTAAAATTGCTAAAGGCGGTCGTAGAGCCGATGGTCTCTATCAACATGTCGCAGAAGCGCGTGACCAATTGGCTAAGAAGTTCGGTGTTGAAATTGGTGGCTATCGCCCAGGAGACACGGATGGTATGGGTACTGGCCACGGGGACGGCTTAGCGCTTGACCTCATGGTTGGTGACAACAAAGCTTTGGGTGATGAGATCGCTCAGTATGTCCTTGCCAACTATCAGAACCTGAACGTTTCTTATGTTATTTGGCAACAGCGATTTTGGGCCCCGTTTAACTCTATCTATGGTGGACCGGGTCAATGGGGTTTGATGCCCGACCGTGGTGGCGTTACGGCCAACCACTATGACCATGTTCACATCTCATTCCAGCCTTAGAAAGAACCTTTCGGTTCTTTTTTTTTGCTAAACCCGCATAACCAAGTACTTGCGGGGCAAATCCTGTTGTGATATAATAGTGATATAGAACTGACGTGGTCAAATGACTATGTCATTATCTTTAGAAAGGATACCACATGCAACAAAAGCAAATTTTTGGATTCCGAAAATCCAAACTCACTAAAAACTTGACAGGCGCGGTTCTCGGGGCTGCCCTTCTCGCATCCGTTGGTGTTGCACAAGCGGATACTCCAACTGAAGGAAGACAGCCTGACCGAATCACGGAAAAAACCAAAGTGACCTTTTCGGTGAATGACTGGTCAAATAATCAGCTTCCGACCAAATATGATCCTATTGGGGTCGATAAAGTTGAACCAGCTACTTCTGTCATCCAAGTTGGTACTAGCGGTACGGAAGTATTACCTAAGAATTCCTATATCAAAATTACTCAAGAAGCGACAGGCGTTGAATTCCTGCTCGCCAATACGGATGTCCAAGTCCAACGTACGAGTTCACCAGTGAATGTGACACCTCGTGAAACGAGTGGTACTACATCTAAATCGGTTACCACTATTGACATTTCCGGTATGCCCGCGGGTACGGTACAATCCTATACAACCGCCTTTAACTCAATGGGAGGCTTTTATCCAGTCAGTACCTTAACTCGTACCTATGAACTGTATGTTGATGGTCAAAAGGTTGACACCAAAACCTTCAAGAATACATTTAAGGAAGTCAAACCAACCGTTACTGCTACAGCATCAGAATCACATACCAAGTTTGAAGGTGGTAGATTAGCTGGAGAATTGGGTACCGAAGAAGCTGGGATGCACGTATTGTCAGTGACTAAAAACGTCTCTCGACCTGTTACCTTACAAATTCGTGTACCAGACGGTATTGTCCCTGTTGGATTCAAAGAAGCTTCTGACCGTCCGATGCAAAAAGGGTTACCAAACGGTGCAACATTTGAGGATGGTGTATTGACGATACCGCGCTACTATGGAAACCAATACGAAATTCCGATTTTTTCACCGACACCGGAGGTTCTCAAAAAACCACTTGCGGTTGATCCAAAAAACCCAAATACTAAGCCTTCTAAAAACGTTACCTTCCATGTGACCATGACGGTTCCGACAGATCCTGAAAACAATAATTACACCACGGTCGAAACAGATGCTACCACGCGTGAATTCACAAGTGACACATCTATCGTTTATGGTCAGTTGACCGTTCGTGATACGCATTCTCCATATGGTACAGAGAATGACCCTGTCAGCGCTAGTACCTTTACATCTATCGTTCACGGTTCTGTACAAGAATACGCCACCAAAGGCTCAACTGTCATGGATGTCCATCCGGTGTTGATGCAATTGGATCCGACAGGTGTTATTGACCCTTCTGGTCTGACTATGACCTTCAGTATGTATTCAGATGAATCCGAGGAACCTTTACACTTTGAAATTCGGAATGCCGATACCAATCAGGTGTTAGTTGCTGATTATACAGCTGGTGTTCATCAAATTGGACGTACGGTGAGTGAAGAAAAAGCCATCGATATTCCTTATACCAAAAACTTGTTGGTTGTTCCTAAACCAAAAGCTGATGGAACCCTACCTCAAATTTATGAGGATGGTACCAAAGGGACTACGAAAATTCACTATCGAACAGATGTAAAAGGTCTCAACCCTCAAACGTATAGAGATAAGGTTGTTGCCAATGCAGGAAAACCACTAAAGATTGATACTAGTTCCCAACTAATGGACACTAAAGTGCTCACCAAAACCTTGTTAGCTGATACAGGGTCCACCTTTGTGGCCTATGTCCCTCAGCAAGTATCTTCCACATCAGCTCAAAGTACTGTTTACATCGGTCAAAACGCACAACCATCGAGTATCTTAGTACCTGACCCTAGTAACCCTGGTCGTTACAAACAACCTGTTAAAGGTTGGACGATGACGAAATATGCTCAGATGGAGAACAGCGCCAATGGTAAAGCCTCAGACGCCTTAGTTAAAGCACTTGAGAAAATTCCAAGCGAACAACAACCTAAAGTGAAGTTCACACTCCCTGAAGGAATTCACTTGATTTCGAAGTCTCGAGAGTTGATTGATGGTTCATCCACATCCGTTATGCAATTGATGAGTGGGGTCGGATTGATGGCTGAAGAAGGCTTACCGACCGGTACCTATGAAGTTCCTTATGAACTTGATTTGAGCACGCTCCCTAACGGCTCTGACTACACAATCGTTGGTGCAGAGAAGGGTAGCAAAGTACTCAAGGGTACTCTCAAACTCACCCTCTATAACCATGACAAAATTTCAACGTCATCTGAAATCAAAGTTGGTTCGATTTGGCGTCCATACAAACTAGACGTACAAAAGGATGCTCCGTTTACCATTCGCTCAAATGTTCGCATCGGACAAAAAGTGACATCCCAGTTCAACGCCCTTGTCTACATTCCGAAAAAAGGCCGGGATAACACAACTATTGACACCTTCTTGACAGGTCCTGTAGGTTATGGGGACAATAATGGTCCAATTCCTGCTGATTATAAGTGGGCTATTGAATACACTACAGACCCAATCACTGGCGACCGTGTAGCGGATAATAAGAAGCTAAAATTCACTAAAAAGGTAGATGACTACTCCAAAGTGACAGCTGTTCGATTTGTCCTAGAAGCGCCAATGCCGTTGATGTCCGGATATGGTGGTACTGAAGGTTTCGGTCTTCAAAAACTGAACTTCCCGCTTGTGACCCATGACGAAATCACACCAACATCCGTTGCTTACTATCGTACGTCACTGGTTGATTCGGAACACTCTTATGACTCTGACTTCGTTGCCCTTGCTGGTCCAAACTTTGTCGACCACGATAAGGTCTTGGCCAATTCGAAAGGTTCGGTTCGCCAATTGTTTAAGGAAGAAGGAACCAACAAGGAGTTGGCTCCACAAACGGATACGGGTATGAAGCCGGTTGGCGAAGCGCTCAGCTTGACACATCCGAAAACCATTCAGTTCGAAGGAAAAACTTATGAGTTTACCCGTCAAGACAAGGTGGATCCGACGAAAATTCCAGATGCCTTCCGTGAAACCATCACCTACTTCTATAAAGAAGTACAACCAAAAGGTAACGTCGTACAAAAATTCGTCGACGAAGCAGGCAAAGAAATCAAGGCTTCGACGGATACAGGTGTGAAACCAGTTGATGAAGCTATCAAGTTGGAACACCCAACTACTATCCACTTTGAGGATAACGATTACACCTTCATGAAACAAGACAAGGTGGATCCGACGAAGATTGTCGAAGGAACGCAAACTATCACCTACATTTATAAGAAGGTTGAAAAACCAGTGGTGAAAGGAAACGTCGTACAAAAATTTGTCGATGAGACGGGCAAAGAAATCAAAGCCTCTACTGATACAGGCGTAAAACTAGTTGATGAAGCCATCAAATTGGAACACCCAACTACCATTCACTTTGAGGATAACGATTATGCCTTCGTGCGACAAGACAAGGTTGACCCAACCAAGATTGTCGAAGGGACCCAGACCGTCACCTACATCTATCGTAAGGTTGAAAAACCTGTTGTGAAAGGAAACGTTGTCCAAAAATTCGTGGACGAAGCGGGTAACACAATCAAAGCTTCTACGGATACGGGTGTGAAACCGGTTGATGAAGCCATCAAATTGGAACACCCAAGTACAATCCACTTTGAAGACAACGATTATACCTTCGTGCGACAAGACAAGGTTGACCCAACCAAGATCATCGAAGGTACTCAAACCATCACCTACATCTACAAAAAAGTAGAAAAACCTGTCGAAAAACCGGTAGTGAAAGGAAACGTCGTTCAAAAATTCGTGGACGAAGCGGGTAACACAATCAAAGTCTCAACCGATACAGGTGTAAAACCAGTTGATGAAACCATCAAGTTGGAACACCCGACAACCATTCACTTCGAAGATAATGACTATACCTTTGTAAAACAAGACAAGGTGGATCCGACTAAGATCATCGAAGGGACTCAAACAATTACCTACATCTATAAGAAGGTTGAGAAATCAGTTGAGAAACCAGTTGAGAAACCTGTAGTGAAAGGAAACGTTGTCCAAAAATTCGTGGACGAAGCAGGAAAAGAAATCAAGGCTTCTACTGATACAGGTGTAAAACCAGTTGACGAAACCATCAAATTGGAACACCCAACCACTATTCACTTTGAGGACAATGACTATACCTTCGTGAAACAAGACAAGGTGGACCCAACCAAGATTGTCGAAGGGACTCAGACGATTACCTACATTTATCGCAAGGTTGAAAAACCTGTTGTGAAAGGAAACGTTGTCCAAAAATTCGTGGACGAAGCTGGCAACGAAATCAAAGCTTCAACAGATACCGGAGTGAAACCTGTTGATGAAGCTATCAAATTGGAACACCCAACAACCATCCACTTTGAAGACAATGATTACAGCTTCGTGAAACAAGACAAGGTTGACCCGACCAAGATTGTCGAAGGGACTCAGACGATTACCTACATTTATCGTAAGGTTGAAAAACCAGTCAAGAAAGTGACTACGATTTGGGTGACTGAAAAAGGTGAGGTTCTGAAACCTCGTACTGATGGTGAACAACCAAAAGAAAACTTTGACGGTTATGAATTTGTTCGTACCGACAAAGACAAAGACGGTAATACTACTCATATCTATCGCCCGATTGAAAAACCAGTCAAGAAAGTGACTACGATTTGGGTGACCGAAAAAGGTGAGGTTCTGAAACCTCGTACTGATGGTGAACAACCAAAAGAAAACTTTGACGGTTATGAATTTGTTCGTA